TCCAACGACGCAACCGAATTATCAAACTCCTATCTGACTGGGGTCTAGTGGAGATTGTAAAAGAAGAGGTTGTGACAGATGCTGCACCACTCAGTCAAATTAAAGTCATTGCATATAAAGAAAAAACCGAATGGACGCTAGAGTCTAAGTATAATATTGGTAAGAAAAGACAACCTACAGAATCCTAAATAGAAGAGCCTTGCTGTTCGTTAATGTCAGAAGAAGTTAAAAAAGAGGATCCTAAAAAGAAAGGTCTTCTTGGTAAGATTAAGGAGGCAGCAGATGACAAAGAAGAACAGCTTGCTATTCTGTCTACCTTTGTTCGCCTTGGTATTCTTGTTTGGTCTGGCGGAATACTCACGCTGGCATACATCAAACTTCCACCAGCATTGGGAATTCCCGAGCAGAAACTAGATCCAACTTTTATCGCGAGTGTCTTTACTGGGGTGCTTGCGACTTTTGGTGTTCAGGCAGCAAAGAAAGCAGGAGAAGGTGGTGGTAGTAATGGTGGTATCACAAAAGACCAGATGGAAAGATTGATTGAGAAAGCAGCACAAACTGCACCTGCACAAACTATTCGTATTGAACAGGCACCAGTCAAAATTTCTACTGACGATTCATACAAAATGTAACGGAGAACAAAATGCAAAAAGTAATTAACGTTTTAGCACTGCTATCATTCGTAGGAACTGCTGGTATTGTTGGTGGTGGTGCTGCAGTATATCTTAATAAAGATTCTATTATTGAGAACGTAAAGGGACAAGTTGCTGGCGCAGCAGCAGAAGCAATTGCAGGACAACTTCCTGGGATGATGGATTCTGCAATGCCAGAACTGCCATCTGCGACGGGTGGCGCTATTCCTGCACTTCCATCTGCGACGGGTGGTGCTATTCCGTTTGGTATGTAATCATGTCCAAACTAAAGATTGTAGCTGGTGCTGTCGGTGGTCTATTTGCTATCGCACATATTGGTTTGTTGGGATATGTAATTCACAGACCGAGACAACCTCAGATTCCTATTATCAATATTCCTAAAGGTGATTATTCATCTTATAGAATTAAAGGTAGTAAGGATGGATATGAGGTTGAGTATCGTGCAAACGATCCTGCTATCCTTGAGTCCCAAAAATCTTTATCCCTGGATAAAAATAATAAAGGATTCTTTGGTGGTAACACCACTGAGGTTAGACGAGAGTGGCGTCAAGACCAATTCACTATGGACGGCACACGCAATCTAGGAGGTGCCGTATCAGAGGGCGAGGGAAAGTCTGCAAAAGACATAGAGTGTATCGTGGCGGACGCTGGAGCACGGTCTCAAGGTGCAATGGCAGGTAGTGCTATCGCTGCTGGTGTCGCTGTTCCTGCCCTTGCTAGCGTCCCCTACGTGGGTTGGTTAGCAGGTGGATGGGCATTGCTCCTAGGACAGAAAGCAGGGTCCAGTATTGGTTCTACAGTTGGTAGTGTATTTAATGATTGCTAATGGACATTCCTGATATTGATATTCCGAATAATGATATTAGTATCGGTAATATTCGTGATTTAAATATTAATGTAATGCCTGATTGGATGGTTAATCCTCCGCAGGCACTACCAGTTTACCCACCCGTGACTACACAGGTGGGTGTTCCTATTGTTAATATACCTGGATGTGTTGAGTCTCATAGAGATAGTAGTGAGAATCAAACACTCAAAGAAGAAGACAGGGATGGAGTCCGAGTATTTTGTGATGCAGGAACACCTAGTTTCAATCCAATAGATTATGATCCAAATAAATTAGAGATGACAACAGAGGCACCTCCACCTCCACCTATGAAATCTCCTGAGAAAAAAGATGATACTAAAACAGATACTAAAGCACCGCCACCTCCACCGCCTGCAAAGGCAGAGTGTCCTACAAGAGAGCAGCAGCTAAAGAATCCCGTAGGAAAAGTATTAGAAAATAATAAAAAGATAGTCAGGTATGAGACAGTAGGAAAAGAATGTCTCCCTGTATTTGACACTTTAAATATACCAGATCAGATTGTTGCTAACCTACCATCACCAGGTGCTGTAACTGTTACCGCCTCAATTGCTGTAGTCGCGACGACTTCTGCACTGCTTGCAAAGCCTCTTGCTGATCTTTTGTTAAAGGTTGTGAAACCGACTGTGAAGAAGGTGATAAAGAAGATTGCTGCCTTACGGGGTAAGACGCCCCCTGTATTGTCGGTGTCGCAGAAGAGGGCAGAGCAACGGGATCGGAATCGGGCGATAAAGGTCTTACGTTCGGCACTGAAACCGAAGGGATAGAGTGACGATGTTGCTTGATAGCATTGACATTATTAACTACTACGTCAGCACATATTTTATAGTAAGGACTTCTGGGATGAAAACTTATTCCTTGTTGCATTAACTGACCACAATTCTTAAGTCTTGCAATCTCAAAGTCTAATCTTTTGTTAGCAATCATTTGTTGCTGCATTTGGATTTGAGTATCTGCTGCTTGCTTACAACGCTCTTGCATTCCACCATCAAGTGGGAAAGAAAGTGTTGCAGATAAACCAAGACTTGTACTATTATTAATTGCATCACCAGTTCTTACTGGTTTCCTCCAGAGTTCTGACCCTGGATTATCAGGCACACCATCACCTGCCATTTCCATAACGGTGATAGTCATGTCTGCACCATCTTCATAGGCACGAACAGTTTCACCTTCTGAGTTTGTATATGTTCTATTATCATAATGTGGTTCCCAAGGAAAGTTCTTTACTACTTTCTGAGTCTCTACCATTTGGCCTTGAAAATCTCTGTTGTCATACTGAGGTTCCATGTAGTATGTCTCAAATGGATCCTTCTGACTACGAGCATGAGTAATGAATGGTGTGATATTAGCAGTCGGTCCTTGACATGCAATACCCCCACCATATTGGTTAGTGATATATGGTCCTTGTAATACCTGAATAGCTTGGTTCGTAACTGAGCCTGATGAATTCGCGATTGGATTGGCAGTCGCAGAAACACCTCCCACATCAGCAGCACTGACGGGAGATGCGATTAACAACCCGATTACTGGGTAAAGATACTTGTTGTATCGGTTACGCTGGTAACCTCTGTTGTTCTTTGGATTACAGTTTGATTCGTTACCCCTGGTCCCATGTAGGTCTGAGTGAACTGGAATGCTGCTCCTGGTTCTGCGATTGTAAAACTCTGTCCATTTAAATCGAGACCAGAGTTGGCGCTTGTTACTTGCCCCTCTGTTCCTCCTAATGGATTCACTATCACTGAGTTTGTCGTTGGGTTCGGACTGAGGGATTGCCCCCCGTTGGTCACGTTTGAACCCGATACTGAATATTGCCATCCTGTTGCATAGTCTATAGAGTTAATCGTTTCAGTCACCTTCGATGTTGTTTCCGTGTGGCTCGTCATGGAGCCTTGACTGAAGTTTGGGACCACGGGGACCGCCAGGGCAGCGGCAGGAATAAGACTCACTCCCACCACAGACATCACAATATATATGATTGTCTTTCCAGAAGTCATGATTTTTGACCTCCATTTATTTAGTGTAGGATCGAGAGTTCACTCACGAACTGACCTGTAGCATTCGTGCCAGCTCCACCAGCCGTTATTGTAAGAGCACCAGTAGTGGAAATAGTACCAGCTAGAGAACCAGCAGAACCTGCAGCAGTAGATGTAATATTGCCAAATGCTGCAACCTCACCAACTGTTGGTGCAGAAGTTGGGATTGTATCACCCTGTGTGAAAGCAGTGCTATAAGAGAATGCTTCTCCACTTGTTGCATTAAGTTGATTTGCTGAAATCGCACCAGGAGAATAGATTCCACTGGTGATTGCTCCAGTTGAAAGCATACCAGCAGTTGTTCCGTCAGAGGTTCCGACATTTGTCCCACTAACAGAGTAGGAATTTCCTAACCTTGTGACGTTAGTAGCAGCAGCATCAACGGTTAGTTGAACACTGGAAGATATTTTATGTGTAAGGGCACCTGCATTTGCTGCTGATGCTGTCATCAATAACATAACGATAGGTAAAAACTTATTCATTTTTCCATCGATGGATGAGATACTACTATGTAGGTTAGGTATTCCTTACATAACGGTACGGGATATAACACATCGTATTAAAATGCAGACGTGTTAAATAATATTGGTTGCCTTCGGGGACCACACAATACAATCTCGCTTTATAAGGAGAAGTTACATGGACCTTACTAGATGGACATCGAAAGATGTCGATAAGATTTTTGATGCTGCAAATAGATACAGCATCGGACTAGATGATATCTTTTATCGATTGCATTCCTATGGATCGAATCATCCTGGTGGACAATATCCTCCATACAATATCGTCAAAGAATCAAATGTTAAATGGCGTATTGAAGTAGCACTTGCTGGATGGGCACCAGAAGATGTTGAAGTAACTACTGAGTCAAATATACTATTAGTAAAATCTGTTGGACCTAAGAATGATGATGAAGAAGAATATATGCATCGTGGATTATCTTCACGCACATTTGCTAGGGGATTCAACCTGAGTGATGATGTCGAAGTTGGCACAGTCAGTTTCAATAACGGACTTCTTGTGGTAGAATTGCGAAGAATCATTCCTGATCATCAGAAACGAAAGGTTTATGAAATCCAAAATTATCAACTACCTGAAAGTGATAGTGTGCCATCCAGCGACACACTTTAATTTGATCTCTCTTGGAGTATTGATTCTGATTGGAATGCTTCATAATCATGCACACTTTTCAATGACTAAGGATGCAGATTCTTATGTGAGGCAGTGGTGTAGGTCATCAGCAGAAAACAAAA